AATCTTGACAATAGATAGAAACCCTAATAGTGTTACATACAATCAAGAAACAGCTCCAAGAAGAACAATCGGCTTAACTGCTAAACAGCAATTGGATAAAACAACGCCTAATCCTGTTGACACAAGGTTAGGAGATGTAGTTGAAACAAAGGACATGAATCCTAATAGTGCTACTTACGGCCAAGTAATATCTCGGCGAACAATCAATATGACTCTGAACGAGCAATATAACCAAACTGCTCCTAAACCTGTTGACACAAGGTTAGGAGATAAAGTCGTAACAAGGGACATGAATCCTGGCAGTCCTACTTACGGCCAAGTAATATCTCAACAAACGATTAATCAGACTCTTAACGAGCAGTACAACGTAACTGCTCCTAAACCTGTTGACACAAGGTTGGGTAACGAAGTTGTAACAAGGGATATGAACCCAGGCAGTCCTACTTACGGCCAAGTAATATCCAAACAAACGATTGGATTTAGCGCTGAACAAGCATTGAACAATACTTCGCCTAAACCCGAACAAATAAATGACGGCAAACAAATTTATTTTATAGATAAAAATCCTAACAGTCCTACATACGGACAAAGGACAGGCGCGCCTGCGGTTAAAGTACAAATGACTCCAGGGCAAGAAGCAAGCAATAGAATTTCTCAAGCAAATCTTGATCTTGCCAATAAGAAATTTAATGAAGAATACGCAGGGACAAAATTTAATCCTGAAACAATTGACATGATGGCGCAAATTTACCTACAAACAGGTAACTTGCCCGCAGTAGGCCAAGGCAGAAAAGGCGCGGAAGCAAAAGCGTTAATTTTGAATAAAGCCAATGAAATACAAATGGCGGTGCCAGGCGCAACTGCCGCAAGCGCGGCGTCTGGGGTTATCGGTGCTAAACAAGATGTAGCCGCACAAACAGCAACACTTAAAGATTTTTCATCAGGACCATCAGCTAGAAAAACTACTTCAATTAGCACGGCGTTAAATCATTTGGAAACTATGGATAAGTTGGCAAATGCTTTAAACAATAGCGATGTTAAAGCGTTTAATTATGTAGCTAACCAACTAGCAGAACAAACTGGCAGCCCAGCGCCTACTAACATAGATGCAGCCGCCCAAATTGTTGGCGCTGAGGTGATAAAAGCTATTGTTGCTAACGGAGGAAGTGCAAGAGAACGTGAAGAAGCAAAAGCTACTTTTTCAAAAATAAAAAGCCCAGCCCAGTTAAAAGGTGCTTCCGACACTTATCGAGAATTGCTTGGAGGTCAGCTAACAACGTTAGCGCAACAATATGAAACTGGAACAGGTCGTAAAGACTTCAATCAAAAATTGTCGCCTGCTGCGGTTAAATTACTCAAACCTAACGCGCCAGCCGCTGGCGCTGTAGACACAAACAACAAATGGTTGAAGGGTCTTTAACATGGCAAACCCCGCAGACATTTTAAACGACCCGGATTTTGCCAGCGCAAATGCGGCGACAAAACAAGCTATTTTTGCCAAACACGTAGCGACTGACCCTGACTTTTTAAAAGCTAACGCCGACACCCAACAAGCGATCAAAGCAAGATTTGGTTTTGCAAGTAATGAAGGTATGCCTAACGAAGGTATGCCTGCGGCAAGACAAGGCACATTGGCTCAAATAGGCACCGGATTAGCTTCGTTAGCAGACACTACTGTTGGCGGTGTGCTACCTATGATTGGCCAAGGCGTCCAAGCTGTAGCGCGGCCTTTTACATCCGCGCAACAAGCTGAACAAATAGGCGGCGCGGTTACGTCGGCAATAGACAAACCATTTGGCAAAGCCTTTGGTGTTACTGATCAGCCTGCATATAAGCAAGAAACGTCTCGTCAAATCATGGACTTTATTGGGCAGAACGTCAATAAAGGTGCTGATTGGCTATCTAGTAAAACAGGCTTGCCAGTTGAAGATGTGCGTAACATGCTTGGAACATCAATGCTAGCCGCTCCTGGGGCCGTAAAAAGCGCGGTGCCCGTGGTTAAAAATGCTTTAGCCGCCGCTGCGCCAGTAGCAGAAAATGCTTTAGCTACTGTTCGCGCTACGCCGCTTGTTCAAGCTGTTGAAGCCCCGCTGGCTGCACGCGCCGCTAAGATTCAAGAAGCAAACGTTACGCAAAGTTATCAAAATGCGCCAAAAATAGATGCCGCGCAATTAGCTAATGAGCACGGAATTGCTTTAAACCCAGCTAAATCAAATCCAAACATAAGTAACAAAATACGTTCTGCGGTTGCTGGCGATGCAAACACAAATGCTGTGTTATCTCAAGCTAACGAACCTAAATGGACGCAACTTACGGTAGAAAAAGGTTTAAATTTACCACCTAATACTTTGCTTGATGCAAACGCTATTGATACCGCTCTAACTAACGCAAGTAAGCCTTATGATGTAGTTCGTGCAATGCCGCAAATATTGCCAGATAAAGCAACTATTAAAAATTTAGAGTCACTTAAAAAACAACCTTCCGCAGTAGCAAAAGGTAAAGTTGAAGCTAGCAATGCATTAATTGACGACATGCTTGCTGAAATAAAACAAGGACGCAGCGGCGCAGATGTGCTCAATGACATTCGCCAACTTCGTGCTGAAGCAAATAGCGTTTATAGAATTCGAGATAAAGGTCTTGCCCCAGTAAAAGCATCTGAAATTGCTGAAGCAGACGCCCGCATGGGGATTGCAGATGCGTATGAAAAAATGATAGACGCTAGCGTTGAAGACCCAAAAGTTTTGTCTGATCTTCAAGCAGCACGCACAAAAATGGCGCAAATTTACGACATCCAACGTGCGACAGATTTTGCTACGAATAGTATTGACCCTAAAGCGTTTGCAAAAATGTTTGACGAACGCAAAGGTAAGATGACCGGTATTGGCGCTGACATTGGACGAATAGCGGCTAACTATCCTGAAATTGCAAAAATAGGCGCTAAAGGAAGTACAGAAGCAACATTAACGCGAGGTGGAATAGCTGGAACTATTGGTTTTGGCGTAGGCGCATTAATGGGCGCTCCTTACGCAGGATCAGTTCTTGGCGGCGCTACAGGATATTTAGCTGGTAAAGTAAACGCTAAAAATATGGCTTCCCCAACATATCAAGCAGCTAAAGCAATCCCTCCTGACTATCGGTTAAATACGTTAGCACCCTTAGACACAGGCAACCAGCAATTCAATTTCCTCTCTGGGCAATAACGTAAAGGTAACCCAATGGCATCTCTATCACCCCCACCAAAGCTGCAATTCTTCGGCTCGGACGGCTTGCCGCTGGTTGGTGGCAAGCTGTACACCTACGCAGCGGGCACCACAACGCCGTTGGCGACGTACACGGACTACACCGGCGTTACGCAGAACACCAACCCTGTGATCTTGGACTCCAGCGGCCAGGCTGGCGTATGGTTGCCGGACACCACGACTTATAAGTACGTCCTCAAGACTTCTACTGATACCACGCTGTACACGGTGGACTATGTAAGCGTGCCGGTTACCGCAAACTCCTTTGCCTCGCCGCCTGCTATTGGTAGCAGCGTCCCTAACGCCGGTACATTCACTACGTTGATTGCCACCGGCCAGGTGACGTTTGCATCTACTGGCGCTGCGGTGATTAACGTAGGCACGACAGCCGAGCGTCCAGCTACGCCGCAGACGGGCATGATCCGCTACAACAGCACGATCAGCAAGTACGAGGGCTACGCTGGAGCAGCCTGGGGCCAGTTAGGCGGTGGGGCTACGGGCGGTGGTACGGACCAGATATTCATTCAGAACGGTCAGACTGTAAACACCGATTACACTATCCCCACAAGCAACAACGCTGGTACATTTGGGCCTGTAACTGTGGCGACAGGGGTTACCGTAACTGTTCCTACCGGCTCGGTCTGGTCAATTGTTTAAAGGAATAACATGAGCGCAGTACAAGTCCAAGGCAACGCAAGCGGCACAGGAACGCTGACTATTGCCTCACCGAATACGAACACCAACAGAACGCTGACGCTGCCTGATGCAAGCGGTGTGCTGGGTGCTTACCCACAGATTTACTCTGTCACTGCTTCGGTGGCCTCTAGCGCCCTGACGGTGACGCTTAACCCTTGCGCCTTGGACTTTCGTTCTACGCCAATTACTAGCGGTACGGTTAACACCCGCACAGTTTCTGCGGCTATCTCGGTGGTTGTGCCTAGTACGGCTACCTTGGGTACGGTGTCTGCTGTCCAATCCCGCATTGTTGTTCTAGCGCTTGATAACGGCGGTACGGTTGAATTAGCGGTAGTCAATATCTCTGGTGGTACTAACCTTGATGAGACAACATTAATCAGCACTACGGCTATTGCGGCAGGCTCTAACACTGCAACCGTGGTGTACTCCACCACAGCGCGTACATCTCTGCCGTATCGTGTTGTTGGCTACATTGAATCCACTCAGGCTACTGCCGGTACTTGGGCTACTGCACCATCAACTATCCAAGGATATGGCGGTCAGGCTCTGGCTGCAATGAGTTCGTTGGGATATGGGCAGACTTGGCAAGTAGTTACACGCACAAGCGGGACAACGTATTACAACACAACAAGCAAGCCAATAACTTGTTTTATTACGTTTGATGTTAGTTCAAACTGGACTATCAATGTAAACGGCTATCAATTAGGCACAAGTTCGGCAACTAGTGCTAGCAATCGTTCTGAAACAACTTTTATAGTACCAATTGGGCAAAGTTACGTTTTGACATTAAGCGCAGGTAGCGCAACCAAAGTATCAGAACTTCGCTAAAGGATAAATCATGCACTACAAAGCCCCCGACAACTCCTTGCATTTTCTTGACGACGATGCCTACGCGCATCTGCTCCCAGAAGGCTCTGTCCAAATCACGGATGAGGAAGCAGAAACACTACGCCCTGTGTATACGCCAACCTACGCACAGAAACGTGCTGCTGAGTACCCACCAATGACCGACTACCTTGACGGGGTGGTGAAGGCAGATCAGGCACAGATTGACAAGTACATAGCTGACTGCTTGGCAGTTAAAGCTAAATATCCAAAGGTGTAAGCAATGACCATCTCAATTAACGGCACGAACGGGCTTATCCAAGCCTACGACTACCAAGTCCTGACGACGGGCTTTAGCTACACCTTTGCGGCTGGTACGCAAGTGCTGGTGATTAACCCCGCCGGTACGCTGGCTACGGGTACGATCACTATGCCTGCTGCCCCTGCCGATGGCATGACAATTAGGTTTAGTTCTAGTCAGGTGATCACCGCGCTGACGGTTAGCGCAAACACGGGGCAGTCAATTGTTTCTGCCGTTACTACTTTGGCGGCTGGCGGTGGTGCTGTGTATATCTACCGCGCTGCAAATACTTCTTGGTATAGGACGGTTTAATCATGACCACAACGATTTCTGGAACCGCTGGTGTAACCTTCCCCGCTGGTGGCCTTGGCAACCCAGCCGGTGCGGTGGTGGGTACTACCGACACGCAGACGCTGACGAATAAGACGCTGACTTCAAGCGGTAGCGTTTTAGTGTCTGTTGCAAGTTCTACCTTGGGTTATGCAACGGGTGCTGGCGGAGCGATTACGCAACTTACTTCACGCACTACGGGCGTGACATTGAACACTGCTACTGGCGCTGTCACCATGTTCTCTGCTGCGGGTTCTGCTACGGCGGCTACGTTTACCGTTACTAATTCTTTGGTGGCCGCTACCGACAATATTATTGTCAACCAGAAGTCAGGCACTAACCTGTATGTCTTGCTGGTCACCGCCGTGGCAGCGGGCAGCTTCAATATCACGTTTTACACTACCGGCGGCACTGCAACTGATGCGCCAGTAATAAATTTCTCCGTGATCAAAGGCGTTGCAGCGTAATGAACGCTCCAGAAATTGATCCCGTTAAGTACGGCGTCTTGTGGCAGAAGGTGCAGGACTACGAGCGCCGGTTTGACGAGATGAGCGCCAAGATTGACAAACTGGAGACCAACATCGACAAGCTAATTGCGCTGGCAAATCAAGGCCGTGGCGGTTTCTGGATGGGGATGGTCTTTGTGTCCGCTGTAAGCAGCGTAATGGGCTATATAAGCCATTGGTTGGGTAAAAGTTGAAATGGGTAGTTGCTGCTATTTTGATTACCGTACCAGCAAAGTTTGTTTGCGTGAGGTGGTATTGGACAGGCGACGTATTTGAACGTAAGGTTTACTGCTTGAAATGGGAGAAGGTGGACAAGTGAATGCTCGACCCGATTTCTATTACGGTGGCGATAGCTACGGCTCAGACCGTAGTGGATCAAATCAAGAAAGCAGTTGCGCTAGGCAAGGATGTAAAGTCTTTATATGGTCAGTTCAGCAGCTTTTACGCGGCGGCAGATCAGGTTCACGCAGCCTCCGTCAAGGCACGAGTAGCGAGTATTCAGAAAAGCGATTCGCAAATAAATGCAGAAGCCTTGAAGATAGCGTTAGCGTCTAAGGCACTGAGAGATGATGAGCGGTACATCAAGGACTTGCTGTTTATGACCGGCAATGCGCCAGTCTGGGAAGAAATGATGGCAGAGCGGGTGCGGATGCACAAGGAACGCTCTGATATGGAAAGGACAATGCTGGAGCAAAAGCAAAAGGACAAGGAAGCTGCGGGTGCGGCCCTGATGAACTTCTTGCTTTTTGTAGCAGCCATTGCGATGATCGTACCCATTGGTGGATTGGCTTGGGAATTCTTGATTAAGAGGGGCTAGTATGAGTGAGGAAAAAATGCAAAACATGGAGGCTAAAAGTCAACTGATTGAGAAGATCACGTTTGCTTTGCTTCCACTGCTATTCTCCTGCGTTGTTTACTTGATGTCTGCCTTGTCAAACTTGGCCCATGAAGTCACCATCCTCAACAGCAAAATCAGTTTGGTTGTTACCAGCGACAACAAGCAGGCAAGTAACACTGGAGCTGAACTTGCCCGTGAAAAGTTACGCCAAGACCTTGAAAAAGAAATCCAACGCAATCGTGACCAGATTGCAGAGAACAGGATGCACATTGCCATCTTGGAAGAAAAAACTACAGTCAACAAGCCAATCAAAACCCTAACTGGAAAAGAATAAACTATGTTTGACGTTACAGCCATAAGCCCCGATGACAAAACCGCAAAGCATTTCATTTATCACTTTGCTTGGTTCTGGTCAATAACTTCGGTTACTTATTTCTTCTGCGTGACGTTTTTTCAACTCCCAGAAGGCGGTAGGGACTTCGCCAACATCATTTTGGGCTTTCTGTTGGGCACAGCAGTTGCCACCATCATTTCGTTCTTCTATGGGTCGAGCAAGTCGAGCAAAGATAAAACTGATGCCATGATGAAAGCCGATGATGTTAAGCCTGTTTAACCCTTGGGTAATCCTTGGCATCGTGTTGACGGTGCTAAGTAGCTTTAGTGCGGGATATTACAGTGGCAAACAAAATGAGTATGAGCATCAGCAAATTGAGATCGCCCGTTTAAACGAACAGTCACGGGAAGCAGAACAGCGTTTGGGTGAGGTTGCCCAGACGTATGCAGAAACTTTAAGGAAATCCAACGATGTTGCAAAAGCTAAAGAAACTAAGCTGCGTGCTGATATTGCCACTGGTGAGCGCAAGCTGTTCATTCCTGTCAAAGCCCCCGCCTGCTCCGTACTTACCCCCGCAGATACCACCGTTACCAGTGGAAATACAGAAACAAGAGCCGAACTTGACTCAGGAGTTGCTCAAGCTCTTGTCGATCTCACCAGCCGAGGAGATCAAGCCATCCGCAGCCTCAACGCCTGCATTGACCAATACGAAAAAATGAGAGGTTCTAAATGAACTTGACACCTAACTTCACGTTGGCAGAATTAACTGCCACCGATCACCGAGAGTTTAAAAATGAACCTAACCCTACTGAAACAGAAAATCTCAAGCGTTTGGCTGGCCTTTTGGAACAAGTCAAAGTCGCTATTGGCGGCAAGCCAATCATGGTTAACAGCGCGTTTCGGAGCAAGCAAGTAAACGATGCAGTGGGCAGCAAGGACACAAGCCAGCACCGGATTGGATGCGCTGCTGATATTCGTGTACCTGGCATGGTCCCCGATGCCGTAGTCAAAGCAATCATTGCGGCTAAATTGCCTTTTGACCAGTTGATCCGCGAGTTTGATAGATGGACGCATATCAGCGTACCTAATGACCCCAAGGGTAAGCCTCGGGGCCAAATGCTAATCATCGACAGCAAGGGTACGCGCCCTTATTAGCTTCATAGCGTCCTTCAGATCGCCCCGCAATTGCTCCATAGCGTCTTGCTGAGCCTGTAGGCGTAGGTAAGCATCCAAGGCAAATTTAGCTAGGTTTTCGTTGGTCCAAGCGGCAAAGTTAGGTATGTCGTTCATGGTTTGGGTTGATTAGGCGGGACGGGGACGGCAACGTATATAGCACGCCAAGTTTTAGCCTCGTAGCGTTTGCTCCTAGCCGTTTTTTCCCAACGGTCTATGTACACATCGGGCATACTAGGCAGCGCTTTGCGAACGGTATCGCGGTGCAGGCCGGTCAAAGCACTAATGACGACAAGGGTGGTTCCGTCGGGCATCTTTCTTAACGCCTCGCGAATGTCTGTGTGGGTTGACTTACGCATTGCGTTTCTTTAGTCTAGCCAAGCACCATGCAACACCTTGGTCAAAGGTGTCAGACATATCTTCAATTTCTTTCCAATCAGCATCCGTCAGCCCTACCCATGGGCGTTGTGCTGCTTTCTTTCCATTGTAGTACCCAGACTGATATGCAATGGTCAGTGCATCGCCGTGGTCTTTGTATACCTGTGTGTCGTCATCATCATCCATGTATTCACTTGGGTGCAGCTTAGGGACATAGCCATACCGTGTACCTACTTTACGTTCTTCTGCTGCTATAAATGCTGCGGCTTCCTGCGCTGGCTGTGCCAAGGCTTCAATCAACGCCTCGCAGACAATGTATTCGGGCGCGTCATGCGAGTGCATACTCATGCCTTCTTGCGCTAACTCAAGCAGTTTGTCCCGCGCCATAGCGCGTTTTGATTCGTAGCCTGTCATGTTGTCCTCCTTGCTTTGACTTCCGCTTCAATGGCTTCCAATGTTGACGCAGCAATGCAATAAAACCCAATAGGTGTTTCTGGATACCAATGCAACACCCAGACGTTATCCTCCGCTACAGCCTTGCGCCATTCCTCTGAAGAAACAAAACAGTCAGCTTCATAAAATTGCTCAACAGTTTCATACACATCTCGGTGTTCATTGTGGGATAAATGCAGTCCGCACTTGTGTTCTGGTAGCCAGTTCATGTTGTTCCCCTTGCGCGGATAACGTTGGCGCATTCGTAGCCATTTATCTGACTCGCGGCTGTTGTCTCGCACAGCTTCGCACACTCCTCACGCTCATGTGCTGCTACCAAGGCGGCAAAGGCTTCAAGGTCTATCCAGTTAGCAACCACACCATCAATACCCGGCGCTTGCTCTTGATATCGTTTAAACCCCGCTTGCTTCGCTAGTTCAATGATGTTCATACCTTCCCCCACAGTACATAGGACAGCAGCGTAACGGCAATGCAGACTGCGAGAACAACGATTAGCGCTTTAAATGTCCCGTAAACATCTTCGTATGGGTTAGGGTCATACGGCTCGGGTGCGTCTTTTACCATATACGCCTTGTCTTGCTCTTTCATTTGTACTCCTCCATCCGAGTGTTCAAACGCTCTATACGGGTCATATTTAAGTCAAGCACAGCCTGGGCATACTCAACTGCACCTTCAGCCTCCAGCCGGTCCAAATGGGCCTGCGCCAGCTCACGCTGGATAACCTCGGCTGGGGTCAAGTCGCGATAGTAATCTTTAAGAAATTTAAGCATTTTCATCGTTTCATTCCCATAATTTCCATCTCAAGGTCCTTGCAGTGCTGGGCAAGGTTGTTGTATTCGTACTGGTACTCAGCAATCTTTTTCTTGTACCTGATGCCGGTTAAATTCTCTCCGACAACGTACCCGATTAAGGTCCCCTTGGTAGCTGCCTTGCGTACCAATTCTTGGACATCTGATCTTGTCATCATCCCGATAGAGCCAGAAGCTGGGGACAGTTGCTCCACCAGTTCGTCAATTTGCATTTCCATTGATTCCATGATCAAACTCCCATTAAAAAGAAAAAGGCCAGCCCGACACCGATGGACACGGCAAGGGCAATGTCTGCCCACTTACGGGCGGTGGGTTGGATGGTGTAGTGTTCGCGGTAGCGCATTTGCTTACTCCTAGTTTGTGCCATTTGGCGGTTGCTGATGCCCTGTATGTTACATGAATTGACTACTTCATCAACGGATTTTAGTAGGTGTTTACCCTTGGGTACGCAAAATAATTGCCTACATAGTCAAAAAACAGGTCTAGAATGGACTCATTCGTCAATTTACAAGGTTAGGACACAATGGTTACGTCAACAGAGCAGGCAATCGAGGCCATCCGGCTACGAGCCAAGGAAAACGGGTTCAAGATGAACGACATAGCGCAGGCGGCAGGCGTGGACCCTGCCCAACTTAGTAGGTGGTCTACTGGCAAGACGGTCCCACTTTACTCCAGCATTACGAAGCTAGAGCAGGCAGTGGACGCGCTGATCGCTGCAAAGGTGCAACCATGAGCGCCCAGATTGTGATGTCAATTGATCCAGGTTTAAGCGGCGCTATCGCTGTTTTCATTGGCGATACTTTGCACGACATTATTGATACGCCAACGCATGAACTGGTACGCAACGCCAAGACTAAACGGCAGATTTCAGCATCCGCGCTAGCTGGCATCTTTAAGGAATACGATCCTGGTCACGTTGTAGTAGAGCGCGTTTCCGCAATGCCAGGGCAAGGGGTTACATCAATGTTCTCATTTGGGCGCAGTTTTGGCGTGATTGAAGGCATCCTTGCGGCGTATGAGTTGCCCGTAACCTACGTTATGCCTAGCGTTTGGACAAAGGCAATAGGCCGTAAGCTAGGCAAGGACGCATCACGGGCTAGAGCTTGCGAGCTGTACCCAGCGCATGAGAAATCCTTTGCTCGGGTCAAGGATGATGGACGCGCTGATGCTGTGCTTATTGGTGCTTGGTACTTGAGGGCAACCAAATGAGTTTTGACCCATTCAAGATTACCGAGCCAACGTGCATATCGTTCAGCGGTGGGCGTACATCGGCATATATGCTTTGGCGCGTATTGCAGAGCAATAACGGGCTGCCAGCAGAGGCAATAGTTTGCTTTGCTAACACGGGGAAAGAAGATGAGGCGACATTGAAATTTGTACAGGACTGTTCTGATCAGTGGAGTGTGGAAATTCACTGGCTCGAATACCGTGATGCTGATCCAGCGTTTGAGCGCGTGACCTTTGACACCGCCAGTCGCCAAGGTGAGCCGTTTGAGGCACTAATTAAAAAGCGTAATTACTTGCCTAACCCTGTGACGAGGTTTTGCACTGCTGAATTAAAGATTAGAACCATACATAAGTATTTAAAGTCATTGGGTTGGGATCATAACGAGACAATGGATTGGGTTGGCATGAGAGCGGACGAGCAGCGCAGAGCCGCCAAGATTGCTGACAAATCACGCATTCCTTTGGTTACTGCTGGCATTACCAAGTCAGACATTTCAGCGTTTTGGAAGGTGCAGCCGTTTGACTTGGGACTTTCCAACAACAATGGCGTGACTATGCACGGTAACTGCGACCTTTGTTTTTTAAAAGGCGGCGCACAGGTGTTATCCCTAATAGCGGAGAAGCCAGAACGTGCGGTATGGTGGGCGAGGATGGAAGCGTTAGCGTTAGCGTTAGCGTCCAAGCCAAGCGGTGCGGTGTTTCGTTCCGACCGGCCTTCTTACTCTGCAATGGTTAAATATGCAGCAGAACAATCCGATATGTTTGACCCTAATGAAGAAGCCATTGCGTGCTTCTGCGGAGACTGAAATGAATATTGAAGACATACAAGGCTTGCGCGAATTGGCGTTTTCTTTAGGCGTAACGCTGGAGCAGGAGCGTTTGCAATCAAAGGCCAAGACTGCTTTCTTGAAACGATTGGTAACGCCGGACGATCTTGGTAACCAAATCCCCGTCGAAGTGCGAATCCTTGCCTACGACCTTTTACTTAACGAACTGTGAAACAAAACATGAAACAATTAATCCTACGCCCATCAAGTGCAGCACGCTGGATAGCTTGCCCTGCATCAGCACGTTTATCGGAGAACGTACCCTACGAGCCAGCCGGTGAGGCAGCGCAGATTGGCACTGCCATCCACTCGCTAGCAGAGACTTGCTGGCAGCTAGATCAGGACCCTATGGACTATGTGGGCAAGACCATTGATGGCATTGTTATCACGCAAGAGAACGCTGAATTCGCCTTGGCGCATATTCGCATGGTTGCTGGGTTAGAGAGCGAGTTAGGCACAGTCAAGGTGGAGCAGTACGGCGTAGCCTACGAGACGGCAGCGGTAAAGGTCGGCGGGACTGCTGACGTTGTGGCCTACAACTTGGACAAGTCTGTGCTGGTGATTGCCGACCTTAAGACGGGACGCGGGTGGGTGGACGCGGACAGCGAGCAGATGAAGATTTACGCGCTTGGCGTAATGCAAAAGCTGGGCAAGGTCTTTGACATGGTTGGCCTGACCATTGTGCAACCGCAGACGGGCGAGAACCGCACGCACACAATGACGGGCGATGAATTGCTGAAATGGAAGGCCGAAGTATTGGTGCCATCGGTAGTGGCTGCAGCCGATGGACTCAGTGAGCCTAAACCATCAAAGGATGCCTGTCAGTGGTGTCCAGCTAAGATGATCTGTCCCGCGCAGACCAAGGCGCTGGCAGAAGTACCCGTTACCGCTGACATCACAACCCTGACCCCTGACCAAGTGAGCGATTTGCTGGACAAAGCCGAAATGGTTGAAGACTTCATCACCGCGCTACGCAAGCAGGCCACCAAGACTCTGACAGAGGGTGGTGTATTGCGGGGCTGGCAGATGGCCCCTAAACGTGCTACTAGGCAGTGGACAGATGACATTAAAGCGCTGAAGGTACTGTTAGAGATGGGTGTTCCAGAGGAACAAATATACGAGACATCAATGATTACGCCTGCTGCCGCAGACAAGTTACTCGGCAAGGACAGGAAACAAGTTTTGGATAGCGTGACAAAGAAGGTATCTTCTGGACTCACGTTAACCAAATCCCGTGGGCTAGGCGAAAGCACAGCCCTATTACAACTCTGAAAGCTAAACTCAAATGCTAAATCTATCTTCTGGTAGCGGCTCTGGTAACTACATCCGCTTTTCGCCCCAGGCTAACGCTTGGACCAACAACAACAACGAGGAGATCACGCTAAAGAAAGTGGTCTTTGACATCGACAACATTCGCACCGGCTGGCTGCTGCTGGGTGTCGGTGTACGCGATTGGGTGCAGGATGTATCTGTCGGTAAGAAAGGGCCGCAACCTAGTCCCGAGCACAAACGCGGTTTCCAGGTTGTCTTGTACAACAAGGAGATTGGCGCTGCCGAGTGGTCCAGTAACGGCGTAGGCCCGAACATGGGCTTGGAG